GTTTTACGCATCTTATAGAATCCATGTAAGTGGGGGTAGAGCTAAATCCAGTCGTTTGCTTGATAAAGGGACGGGCGAGGTTTATGGTCACCGAACCAAATTTTTTACTGAGAAGAACAAACGGGCTGTTCCGTATCGCGCTGCGGAAGTAGATTTAATTTACGGTATTGGCTATGATACGGTGGGGGAGATTATAGACTTGGGCATAGACATGGGAATTATCGAGCAGACGGGCGCATGGCTTGCTTACGAAACCCATAAGTGGCAAGGTAAAGATAAGGCTAAGCTTGCGCTCCACGCAGACCCTGTTCTTAGGGAAATTCTCGAGTCTAAGATTAGGGCAATAGTTTCAGGAGATGTTTTTGAAGGCCCCCCTCAATCTGCGGAGGCGGAAGAGAGGGTTCTTATTGATAAAGAAAAGGTAGTGAATCATGGCAAGCCTGCTCTCAAAAAGCGTGTTGCGAAGTCTCAAGCAAGCGTTTCCTAATACGCGCATAAATTCTGAGTACTATGTTAACTATGTAGGTCAGAAACTATTTTTTGATTTCCATTTGCCTAGCCTGAGTATTGTTGTGGAAGTACAGGGCGTGCAGCATACCGAATTTAGTCCCCATTTCCATGGGACTGCTGAGAACTTTAAGGCCGCCCAAAAACGAGATAGGTTGAAAGCGGAGTGGTGTGACATCAACGACATGGTGTTAGTGTGTGTTCATCACTTAGAAATACCGGTAGGTGTGCCCGAACTTTTACGGAAGATAGAGGAGGCTCAAAGCGGTGGAAGACAGGATTAGGCTTCGACTAAAAGAAACTGCTGATGCGCTTTCTTTGCATTCTGCAATACCCCCGTCCGCTATCGAAGAGGTTTTCAATTTCAATGTGCGGGAAATGGATACTATTCCTTCACTAACTTTGTCACAATATACAGTTATGTTGGGCCAGTATTTGATTACCCTTCAGATACGGTACAATACTGCTCGGGTTATAGCGGGACAAAAGAAAAAGGTTTTGGAACGAAAAGTTCAGGACTTATTGCAGTCTGGGGTTGTGGAGGGTAAGACCTTAGTAGAGAGACGTGCGAATGCGGTTGCATTAGACCCCGAATTACAAGTGCTCGAGTTAGCATTTGATGAGGCTTCTGCTGAAAGGGATTTATTGGAGGGTATTGATAAACCAATTACGGAATTAATCAATGCCCTCAAATCTGAACTCCGCAGACGTATGGATGAGAGATACTACACCGAGAGGGAAAGGGCTAGTTGATGGATTTAGAGCGTACTAAAGAGCAATTTGCTCATCCTGGTAACGAGGCAGCTGTTCTTGCGTGTGTGTTGAAGGACCCCTCTAAATATTTTGAAGTTGAGGCTAAGCTTTCAGACCAAGATTTCCTGACTTCCCACCACAAAGCCCTTTGGATTGTCATTAAGTCTCTCACTAAGCAGGACGTTGTTGTCTTTGATGTCTCTACTCTGCTAAATCAAGCGATTGCTCTGGATTTAGAAAAGAAGATTAGTGCGCCCAGCATTAGTGCTTACGACTACATTAATGCTTTGTTTGATAAGAGTATTGACCCCAGTAACATTGATTTCTATTTGATTCGTATGCTTGATGCGAGCATTAAACTAAAAGTGTTGCAAACCACTAGTGATATTGCGGAATTAACGAATCAGAACAAAACTCTGACCGGGGAAACTCTTACAGCGGAGACTTTGGTTGAGCATGCCCAGGAGAGATTCTTACAAATTGCTGTGGACTCTATGAAAGAGTCGGATGCAACTCCTCTTTCAGAGGGCATGGATGAATTGCTTGCAGAGATTAAGGATGACCCTAGCAGTGCACGGGGTGTTCCTACTGGTTTCGCAATATTAGATGACACAATAAATGGATTAGAGCAGGGAACTCTTACTGTTCTGGGCGCCCGGCCTAAAACCGGAAAGTCTGCATTGTTGTTGAATTGGGCTAAGCATATTGCGTACGATTGTGGGCAACCGGTTTTATATATTGATACGGAAATGAGCACCCGCGAGCAACAATTTCGGCTATTGTCCCTGCTATCTGCTGTGCCAGAGAAAGATATCAAAAGCGGAGCTTATCTTCAAAACGAACAGGCTTTGGATAGGGTACGTTATGCGCAGAGTATAAAAGACAACGGTCTTATTATGCACAAATACTATCCTAATTTTACTCCGGAGGGGGTTGCTGCGCTTACTCGAAAGTACCATCACCAAGGTAAGGCGATGTGTTTAATGTTTGATTATATTAAGCTTCCGGATGCGGACCTCCAACTTATTGGAAATGTCAAAGAACACCAAGCTCTTGGGTATCTTACGGTTGCTTTGAAGAATCTTGCGGGCCAGTTACAGATACCTGTGGTCACTGCGGTTCAAATCAACCGGGAGGGTGCCAATAAGGGCCACGTAGCCTCTGCTAACTTTGCAGACTCTGATCGAATTTTAAGATACGCGAATACTCTTTTGGGGCTTACTTCTAAAACAAAACAGGAGTTGCTTGAGCTTGAGGAGCGGTATGGGCGGGAGACAATGCTCCGGTTAGGCACACACCGTCTTCAGATTTTAGATACTCGCGCAGGTGGAACTAATTTTGAGGGGATAGACCTCTACTTTCGTAAAGAGATATTGACGTTGTATGAGGCTGACGAACAGTTGTATAATCTCCGCGCTTCGAAGGAAGACAGTTGAAGATATCACCAGAAACTATTGCGCACGTTAAAGCGCTCGTCGACCCAGAGCTGTTATTAGCTCGTTTGGGCTTTCATATCCTAAGGAAAACTTCTAAGGAGTTGAGGGGGCCTTGTAAAGTACACGGTGGGGATAATCCAACTGCGTTCCGATTTAGCACAGAGTCGAAGACGTGGTGTTGTTATACTCGACACTGTGAGGGAGATAAGGCCAAAGACATAATAGGGTTGGTACAGCTTGTTACTGAACAGCCCTTTGTGGAAAGTGTGAAGTTCCTGGCAGACCTATGTGGCCTCAACTTAGAGAACCAGGGACAGTTGACAGAAGAATTCAAGAGGTTAAAACAACAACAGGAGCAGCTAAAAGAGATTCGCAGAGCTAAGCCCGTTGCACCTGTTACCAGATTTTTACCTGAAGAAGTTGTAGAAGGATTGTTACCACATCGTTCCGATTACTTTGTCGAAAGAGGTTTTCCGGAAGAATTACTGGATTTTTATGAAGTAGGTGGTTTGATTGATAAGTGGGGTATTCCTCGAGAAGCGATTCCGATCCGAGATGAAGATGGTAACTTGTTGACTATTAGTGAACGGAGAACCGATTCAAACAAGGACCCCAAGTATGTTTTAATGCGAGACATTCGGAAAGAAGCGACGTTGTATAATCTACACGTGGCGAGGCATTATGTAGGATTAGACAGGACCCTTATTTTAGTAGAAGGTTTTGTAGATGTATGGGCGTTATCTTTATTGGGTGTATACAATGTTGTGGCTGCCATGGGTACCGCAATTACACCAAACCAAACACGCTTGTTATGGAAGTATGCGGAAAATATCATTGTGATGTTGGACGCAGATGATGCAGGGCGAGATGCGACTCCTAAGGTTGTAAATATGTTAGCCCCGGGCGCTTCGGTAAGAGCTATTGCATTATCAGATGGGAAAGATCCCAAAAACTTGCTATATATGGACCTAGTAGAACTAGGCTTAGGAGAAATGACATATGACATTTGAAGGAATCAATAACGTTGAACTGCAGGGAGAGCTTTGTTGGCCGGAATTGAAGTACACAGGCTCAGGGAAGGCTCTTTTGAAGGCGAAGCTGAAAATTCCTACCACGGATCAGCGCAGCCAGGAGGACAGGGAGTCCTATCTTAGGATCACTGCGTGGGAAGAGTTTGCCACTTATCTGGATTCTCTTCCGCAGCAATCTAAGGTTCGGGTTTCCGGACGAATTCAGGAGCGCTCCTTCACTAATAGAGATGGGAAGAAGCAAAATGTGACTGAAATTATTGTCAACGGCGTAGAGGCTACGGACAGTGACGAGGGTATCAATAGATTCCATCTGAGAGGTGAAATTGTTTGGCCGGAACTTAAGAAGGTGGGGGAGCGAGGCACTAACCTGTTCCGCTCTAAGGTAATCGTTCCTTTCTATAGAGAAGACGATCCGGAAAACCTTAAGAAAGCTTACATTCGTATTACAGCGTGGGATGAACTTGCAGAGGGCTTAGATGCATTCGGTGAAGGTGCCCTTGTGGATCTTTCCGGGCATATCCAGGAGAGAACCTGGACGCCGTCCGGCGGCCAGAAGAGGATCTTCACTGATGCAGTTGTTACCAACTTTA